CTCTTCGTGTTCTTGCTGATAATGTTGCCCCTGAAAATTATGCCTGTTTTTCGGGGCATAGAGAATGGGATGAAGCACTTGAAACAAGAAATGAAAGTATTCGTGAGGCAATTTTAGATATTGCTACTGAATTGGAGCAAACCTGATGACTGACGCACAAATCCTAAAACTTGCTAAATCCTGTGGGTTTGATACATTCGTGGGTGAAAAAGATGATGGGACAAACTCCGATTACTGGGAGTGTTGGGAACGACAACTCTTGAAGTTTGCTGCTCTAATCTACACAGAAGGCTTCAAAGTGGGTTATGATGAAGGTTGGGAAAGAAGTAATGTAAGCACCAAATGGAGTTCTGATGATGACTAAACTCACAGCACTTGATTTGATGGTAATTTCAGATACTTTGTATAGAACTCTTTCTATCGCAGGATTTGAGGGAACTCTTGGTGGATATACAAAAGAAGCAAGAGAAAATGTTGCGAATAAGGTTCAAACAATTTTGAGTAATATGGAAGTAGAACTAACTGTGGAGAAAACTGATGCCCAAGATGACTTATGAAGAATGGTGTGAAAAAAATCCAATTGATTGGGATGAGATTGAAAAAAATGATAATCCAGATATGTTGATTACTAAAACAGGTGTAGAAATGATGCATTATCACCTATACTTGTGGGAATGTAAAAAAGAAGAAGAAACAAATGACTGACAAACAACCAACTTGGGATGGGATTTACAAATCTCTTAATGTAGGTATTGTGAATGTTTATGAACTCACCGAACACTTGGATACACTCTACACTAAAATTTCTGAACTTGAAGCACGATTGGATAAAGAGGAAGAATACCGACAGGAGCAAAATGACTAAACTCACATCATTAGATTTATACATTCTCACCGATACTGTGCTACACTCCATAAGTCACGGTGATTATTGGACTGGTTCTGCTACAAAAGAAGCACGGGATGGTGTCATCAAAAAACTTCAAATGATTATGAATGAAATGGAAGTAGAAGTATCTGTGGGAGAAAACTGATGACTTTACTTGAAACACTTGAATACTTTCTCACAGAAACCGCAGCAGATATGGATGGTTTGTCTTGGGAAATCCGTGAGGAAACTAACTTTGAGGACAACAACATAGACCATTTGACTGAATGTTATGATTTCAATAAACAACTTTATGATAATCTCAAACAAATCAAATCTATTATTGAGGAACTGAAATGACTGACAAAAAAGAAGTAGCACAAACACTAAAAGATGCTGTAAAAACACTTTATCAGGATGAGAAGTGTGCCGAAATGGGTTGGGAAACAGATAAACCTACTGTTATTATTGTTCTCCGTGAGTTAGTAGCAGAACTCCAATACTATCAGTTTTGTAGAGAGGAAGGTGTGGAAGATATGGTGCTTGATGCCCGTGCTATACTTGATGTATGTGATGAATTGGAGAACCTGTGATGAGACATCAACACAACCTCAAACAAACTAAAATGTTGATTGATGCTGTTGAGCATTACATTTACACTATCAAAGATGCTGCTCCTCAATATGCTGTGAAAGAATACCAAGAGTTGCTGAAAGAACTTGAAGAAGAGGAAGCTCTACTTGAAAGAACTATTAAGAGGGATTTGTAATGACTAACCTTAAATTCACATCACCAAGTGGAGAAACTACCATAAAAGTTGAAGATACTGGTAGATTGGGAACAGTAGCACCTAAAACACAACTACACATTCGCAAAATGGATGAACCAGTGAAATATGAAACTCCTATGACTGAAATTGAAGAACTGAAAGCACAAATCAAAGTGCTTGAAAAGAAGCTCTCATTCCTTGAAGAACTGGAAAAAACAAAATCACCAGTAGAAGAAGCATACAAAGATTGGTGGGGACAATATCCTAAATTAGAAACTGATTCCAAGTATGATGTTATAAGGTGGCAAGGTTTCCAAGCAGGATATAATGCTGCTTATGAAGAAAAGGTAAGTGAAACCGCACAAGAACGAGGAGAACGAGTTCATAATGAAATGGAAGAAACTATCAAAATCCACGATGGTTATGGTGTAGTTGATTACAAACCAACTCCACAAACACCAGAACAAGTTGCTGATGGATTGAAAGAAGCATTTAGAGAAGCAGTCAAACAAGGTGTAGTTTCATCTACTAAATCAAAAACACTCACAGACCTGATTTACGATTGGTGGGAAGATGTATTCACAACTCATAGTGATTGGGATATGGAAACTTCCATTGATAATTTGGTAGATGAAATTAGTTTGTGGTTGCCTACAGAACACGATACTAACAGTTATAAGTGGAATGAGTGTATCCGAATGATTAGAGAGAAACTACGATGACTGAAAGAAACTTCAAACAAGAGCTCGTTCACTCCTGTTACTATGATATGGAGAATGGATACGACAGCGAAACAATTGATTATGATTGTCTGATTGGTATTATCACTGAATTGTGTGATAGAATAGAGCAGTTGGAAAAGGACAACGAGCTCCTGAAATCTTATGCTTGGGAACAATGACTGAATACAATCTACCAGAAAAAGATGATGCTCCCTGGTTAAACACTACTTATGATGGATTTATGACCCACGAAGAAATGCTTGAAGTTGCCGCACAACGAGAAGCAGCAAATGAAGTGATTGTTGCTAAGGTATCTGAGGAAGACTATCAGAAAGTTCAGAAAGAAGTGGCAAACAAAAAAGCATGGGAAGCAGTAAAAAAACTGTATGATGAGAATGGTGATGCTCTCCAACAACTTGCTGATATCGAAAAGGAGGAACGAATGGATGCTGTGAGAACTGCTATTGCTGGTATTGATAAGTATTCTGATGCTCTCAAAGAACTTAATGAAACTGAAAAAGTAGAACTGCGAGCAGAGTTAGAAGCAAAGAAGAAAGAAAACTTTCAACTGGTTGCTGATGCTTGTATGAAAGAATATGAGCAGAAGTATCATCGTGATGTATTCCCTGTGGATGAACACTGGGTTTATATGGTTTCTGAATACTTTGGCACAGGTGAAGGTCAAACCGTGTGTATTATGATGACACAGGCAAATCCTGGTCATCCTGAAGATTTTGAAACATCTACCAATAAGTATGTTGCTTGCACCACTAAACAGTATCGTGCTGTGAGAGCATTCCATGAGCAGTTTGGCACTTGGCATCTTCATGGTCTCAGATTTCTCAGTAAAGAAGATTTCTTCAGCGAATATTCATACTACATTCCTCCAGCGATGATGAAACTCCTCAATAGAAGTTGCTTCAAAGACTTCTACACTCGTGTTCACTACAACTTCTCATGACTAAACTTTCTCCAAAAGCAAAGGCAATTATGGATGTTTTTGATAATGAATATTATCATAAAGCAAAATTACGACAAGTTGCTATTGCTTCTACTCTTCGTGAGTTGATTAAAGAACTCAAGTATATTGGTATTACTGAAAAGAACATTCTTGAAATTGTTGATGAACTGGAGGCATTATGACTGATAAAGAGCTCTACAACCCTGATGAGTTTCTACTGGATAACATCAAAGGGTATCACTATGAGGTGATGGATGAAGGACATCATGTGTGGATGGCTTTCTATTTTGAGAATGGTAACACAGGGCACTTGAATGTCTTTCTGAATGATGGTAAGATTAACACACGTTATGAAGAGTGGGTGAATGACTTACAAACTTGATGAAAACGCCAAAGCATTCTCTTATACCAAAGAAGAATTGTTTGATTGCATTACCCGTATTGTTGCACACCCACACACTGCCATTACACATCACGATAAAACTCGTGCTATGGCAATATTTCTTACGTTTGCCGATTATCTTGGAAACTATACTGAAAGCGACAACAACTTCGGTCATGTTATCTACGAATCAGATTCTACCGATTTTGAGGGACATGTTCTACAGTTGTTGGGTAAGAATAAGCCGATGGATTTTTATCAACCTGATGTTGATGAGTTACTGAAATGAAAGAGTGGTTTGAAGATGCTTGGTGGTCTTGGACTAATTGTATTAACTTTCGACTCGTCAAGTATGGTGACGAGATAGATCGTTTTGCCTTCTTTGAAGAATTAAACAACGGTTGGTATCACATGTATATCTACCCTTATGATGACTGGTATCATCCGACTATCTCACAAGAACGAAAAAAGTTTTTAGGCCAAACACCATGACTACTAGAGCGTTACAAATCCTGGAATGTACGATGGAACTTTCTATGCGTCCTAAAAGTGGCGATAGACAAAAGTTGATTGCTCGTGTAATTCGTGAGGTTGCTGATAGATTATGTACCGATTGGGGAGAACTTGAAGACCCTATTGAGATTTTGCGTGAAATTGCTGATGAGGTGGAGGCACTCTAATGTTTGAAACTGAAACAACTTGGTGGTTTGAAAAACAAGACCGCAAAACTTGGTTACATCGTGCTCAATCAAAACTTGAAGAAGTTGTAGAACGACATGATGATGATATTGAACAAATTGAGAAAAGACTTCGTTATTTGGAGGATAATTTATCGTGACTGAAGAACAAAAAACACTTCTTGAAATGGTTGCAGAGGAACTCGGTGGAAAACTTTACACGGTTCTAGTGGCTGATAAGTACAAAGAACACAAAGAAATTGTAATTAGATATGATGAACAAAAACGATAAGAACCTAGAAGTTAGACTTTATTATTCTTACAAATAAAAAGTTAGATGTTGCAAAAGTTTTCAAAATGTTACAAGACAAGTCAGCTTCAGATCCAAAATATGTTACAATGTTTAAGGAATGGAGATATTAAGAATGAATGTAACTGAATACAATGTAACTGACTGGCAACTAACTCAAGATGAGTTTGCTGATGTGATTCATCTTGTAAAGAATGAAATGCAAAAACATTCTGATGATAAGTTCAAAGAACTTTATTATGGTTTGATTGCAGGAAAACTATTAATTATGAAGAATGAAACGCAACCGTTCTCAAATAACTGAATTTTATAAAGTTGGTTATATTCTAGACGAAGAACAAAAATGGGCTTGTTATTTTGACTTTAATTGTGCTCAAGAAGCTATGATGAAGATGATTCGACTCGGTATAAATGTGACTGGAATGGAAACACAAATGATGGTGTGACAGTCTGTTGGCTGTCCACTAACCACGCCGAAGGGGCTCAGATCTTGGTATCTTAGCCATGTTGAGACACGGATGTGGTCTTGACGCAACACAAACCCCTTTCAAGTAACTTCAAGACAACATGGCGACTCGTTCTCGCATTGGTGTTCAACTCAAGAATGGCTCTGTCCTTTCTGTGTATTGTCACTGGGATGGCTATCCGGAGTGGAATGGTAAGAAACTGAAAGAATACTTCAACACTCGGCAGAAAGCTGCGGAATTGGTTGATGGTGGAGACATCAGTGCTCTGTGGACTGATAAAGATTGGGATGGTAAAGAACAAGAGTTCGGTACTCTTTACTACGAAGGTCGTGGTGATGTAGACACTGAACCCAATTTGAGTGAATCTTTCCAAGACTTTATCAAGTCCGTGAATGATTCTTGGGCGGATTATGCTTACCTCTTTGCCGATGGTGAGTGGAAGTGTTATACTCCTAAAGGTAATGAAGAAAAAATCCCTGCCTGATATGGAAAACCTCATTCAAGTGAAGTATTACTTCAAGGAACATCCCAACACTACTCTCTCGGTGTTCCTTAAGACTAAAGAACAAGTTGAGGCTTTCAAGGCTAAACATCCCGACTATGTTTATGTGGAGGCTAAATGATTTACGTTGTTGAACTTTATGTTGGCGGCACTGTCTTCAAAGAAGAAGTGATTGCTACTAATCCTAAAGATGCCCGCGAAACTGCTCTTGCTCGTAATCCCAAAGCAAAAGTTGTTGGTGTTAACGTTAAATTCTGAAAATTATTATGACTAAACAAAACGGATTTATTGACCCTGCTGTTGCTGCTATTGCTGTCGGTGTGGTTGTGATTGGTGGTCTCATCTTCATTGGTGGCCCACAATATAATGTGTGGCAACAATCTCTTGCTGGTAAGGCGGAACTGCAGAAAGCAGAATACACACGTCAGGTTGCTGTTCTTGAAGCACAAGCAAAGAAAGATAGTGCTCAACAACTTGCTGATGCTGAAATCATTCGTGCTACTGGTGTTGCTAAAGCAAACCAAATCATCGGTGATAGTCTGAAAGATAACCGTGAGTATCTTCAGTACCTGTATATCACTGGTATTGAAGATGGTGCCAAGAATGGTAACGTGACCATCTATGTTCCCACCGAAGGTGGTATGCCAGTTCCTACTCTTCAAATGAATAAGTGATGAAACATCTGTTGATTCTTGTGTCTCTGTTGGTAACTTCTCCTGCATTTGCACAAACAAAAGAAGTCACTAAACAGAAAGTATATCGTCCTTTTACATACGAAACTGCATGTGCATTGGAAACTCCTCAAGAGTTTCAAGTAGATACATGTAAAGTTGTGGAAACTAGGGAGTCTACTGGTGCTCTTCGCACTCGTAATATCTTCTCTAATCGTTTCCGTCTTACCATCAAATCTCGTTTTGATAAAGAAAAGGGATTTGTAACTTGGGATTCTCACAATAAGTTTGAGTACAAGTTTGAATATAAAGTTGGTGGTGTAGATGGCCTTGGTGCCTGGTCTTATGTAATGCCAGGATTCTTACTTGAGAATGTCTCATGGGACTGATAAGGATCTTTGATCAATCAGCCCTTGACTTTCTTCCGTTTTTTTCTTATTGTACTTTTGTTCAACTGATTCACACATGAACGACGATTTCAATTTTGATTCCTTTGATGAAGGTGATCTCTATGAATCCTTGATGGAATCTAATCCAGAAGATTGGCTTCCTGATGCTGGTATCCGAGAAGAGTTTGATTCTGAAACTCTTGCCCTTCTACGGAACTTTTAGTATAATAAAATGGGTAAGTAGGTGAGTGTTAATGAAGGTTGTTGAAAGACACCGATACGAAAACGGAGAAATCTTTGAGACTAGATCTCTGAGGTTTCTCCCTTTTTATTACTCGGAAGAGATTGCTGAATCTCTGATGAAGATCATTCGTAATCAACTTACACCTGACTTGCTGACTAAAAAGTATCGCAAGGAGAATGAAACAAACCCAATGTACGGGCATTGTTATCATTCAACTCAAGCCCTATTTTATCTCATGGAACCTCACGATTTGATTCCAATGAGTGGAATAGATTACAGAGGTGATACACACTGGTGGTTGTATGATGACCGAGGAGTTATCTATGACACAACCGCAGATCAGTATTACTCTGTGGGACAAGTTCCCCCACATGCTGTTGGAAAGAAAACAGCTTGGTATGGTTGGAAACAACGACCACACCAAAGATCTCTCACTTTAATCATGAGAGTTCTTGATGCTTGTAACATTGAGTATTGTTACGAAACCATCAAACCTCAGACGGGGGGCTTGACATAGTTCTTTGTCTGATCTATACTCAAAACATCAAAGACACGGACACAATCCCAACTCTTAATTGAGACGGTCAAAACTCCAAGTCCTAGATGCAAACCTTACAAACAAAAACCATGAAAACTAACACCAAAACGTACACTCTGACTGTATCTCAACTGGCTTCTCTACAAAAGGACACCAAGATTTATCTTGATGAAGCCTTCCAGTCCAATACACGTTGGAATACTGCAATGAATCAAGCATACATTAAGTCTGTGCTTGAAGGTAAAGCAATTACCCCCATTACTTTAGGTAAAATCTCTGATCTTTTGAGTTCTATTGAACTTCATTATGGTCCTACTCATTCTGACTATCAATTTTTTAGGGATCTTCTAGATCAAGATTTCATCTATATCACGATTGATGGAAATAATCGTGATAACTGCATCTGCAAGTTCCTGAACAATGAGTTTCCCCTCTCTGAAGGGAAATACTATATTGAACACAATAACATTGTGTACTTTGAAGCGACTAAGAACAACAAGTATTTCAAAGATCTAGATGCAGAAGTTCGCAACTACATTGAGAACATTTCTCTGAACACTCTTGTAGTTTTGCAATCTGATCGTAAGGGTCTTGCTGAACTGTTCAGTAACATTAATGAGGGTCTTCCCCTTAATAATCAAGAGAAACGCAACGCTACTCCTTGTCGTTTCGGTGCTCTTGTTAGGAATCTTGTTCAAAGTCACTTGAATGGATTTTCTATGTTGTATAGTTCTAAGAACATCAATCGTCGTTATCCCGATGAATTGGTTGTGACAATTTCCACAATCGTTGCTCATGGGATAAAGAATCTGGATAAGAATACTCTAGATGCTGCTTATGGTGATTCTACGGTTGAGGTTATTTCTTTCAACAAAACCGCAACTATTGTTGAACAACTTTCTAAGATTGTTGTCAACTATGGTGCTGCTGGATTTGATGTTGGTGGTAAGAAAAACTCTAACCTGATTGACTTTGCAATGTTGTTGAACTATCTCAACAATAACTCGATTGTCATCGAAGATTACGAAGCTTTCTACAACTGGTTCACTGAAAGTCAGGGAGAACGAATTGAAGATCCTACCATTCTCTACTATGGTAAAAAGGGTAATAATCCTCGTAGTTATGCTGGTCTTCTCCGTGGATCTTCTTCCAATTTCCTTCAAATCCGACTCAGTAAGTTGGTTGATTCCATCTCTTCTACACCAGACAACGTTCTGACCTTCCGTGACAAAGATCGCAAGTATGATCCTAAGATTCGATTCTCTCTTTGGAAATCTCAGGGTGGGCGATGTGCATTGACTGGTGAACCTATTGATGCACGTCACATCTACGATGGATCTGTGACTCATATCGACCATAAAGATCCTTGGTCGAAAGGTGGACAAACTACAGTTGAAAATGCACAACTGGTATTTGCAAATGCAAATCTCCGTAAAGGTGCTCAACTCGTAGAAGTTCCCTCTCTTTGAGAACTTATCTAATCCATAAGGATCTCTGATCAATGGCCCTCTTGCCCCGCAACGGGTAAGAGGGTATTCTAGCTATGTTGAAACGCAATTCAATGAATCTCCGACCACACCAAGAACGTGCAGTTGAGGTAATGCAACTGCATAAAAAGGGTCAAATCATTGTTCCCACTGGTGGTGGTAAAACAATGAAGATGATCAAAGACGCAATGATTCAATTCCAGGAACAGAAATGATCGAAATGCAATCACAAACTGAAAAAACGATTGTTGTTGTTGCTCCTCGTATTCTTCTCGCAGAACAACTTTGTTCCGAGTTTCTGGAGTTTATCACCAACGCAAGTGTGATGCACGTTCACAGTGGTGAAACTCATCACTTTTCGACTACCAAACCCCAAGAGATTTCTAACTGGTGGGTGAATACTCGTGGTCACAAACTAATCTTCACCACTTACAACTCTCTGGAGAGGTTGCAACAATCTCGCATCAAGGTTGACACCATTTACTTTGACGAAGCTCACAACTCCGTCAAACGCAACTTCTTCCCTGCAACTGAATACTTCAGTCAGGAAGCTGACCGTTGTTACTTCTTCACTGCGACTCCCAAACATTCACTCGCAGTTGGTAAGCCTGGGATGAATGATGTAGAAGTTTATGGCCAAGTCATTTGTAATGTTCCTGCACCTGAACTTGTCGAAGGTGGTTACATCCTGCCTCCGAAAGTTATCGCAAAACAACTTCCGATGGTAAAGTCTGGTAAGATTCCTGCAGATCGTGACTGTGAGAATCTGATTGAGACTCTGGATGAATGTGGTAAGGGTAAAGTGTTGATCTGTGCGAAAGCTACCAAACAGATCTCTGCACTGATGTCTGAGACTGACTTCATTCAACAACTGCAAGATCGCGGATTCTCTTACCTCTACATCACCGCAAAGACTGGTGCAATTATTGATGGTAAGAAGGTGAATCGTGAGGTGTTCTTTGATACTCTCTCTGCATGGGGTAAGGATGACTCTAAGAAGTTCGTTGTTCTCCACCACTCCATCCTTTCTGAGGGTATCAATGTGTCAGGTCTGGAAGGTGTCATCTTTATGCGTTCGATGGACTACATTGGTATCTCCCAAACCATCGGCCGTGTGATTCGGATGCACCATGATGATGCAGCTCGCATCCATAGTGGTGAACTTGTCCCTGGTGATGTTGACAACTATACCAAATCTTTCGGTCTAGTTGTTGTTCCTGTCTTCAACAAAGTTGGGATCTCTACTCACCAGAAGATCCAAGCTGTGGTGGATACGATCTTCCAAAAAGGAATGCCCGCTATTTCTGTCGTAAAACGATGATGGAAAAGTGGGAAGTCTACGCTGAAGGCACCTTCAACAATATGAGGGCCAATGCACACAACTGGGAACGATCTTTCGATGACAAACGAAAGATCTCCCGTGATTTTTACTACGGGGTTTTTGATGCAGGAAATCCCAACCCTACGAACCTGATCAGTGAACAAGCTTTGGAGAATCAACTCTCCAAACAATACAGGCTAAATACTCTGGATCACTACCACTCTCCACAATTTGTTGGTCGAATGATTATGGAGAATCGAGACAAATATCTAGAGGATTATGAAGAGTTCAAGAAGATCTTTCTGGTCTGCACACAACAAATTGTTGTGACCAAAAAGGAGAATGAATCTCTGTCATTCTTGACTGCACCTGACAAAGAAGATTATAAGGTTCTTGTACCTACCAATCTCAAGTACAACCATCTTGGTATCAGATTGTATCAGAGACAAGAGGGTAAAACTAGGTGGAAAAACTCCGATCCAATTGATTCCAACATTCTGGAGATTCCTGAAGATCTGTTAGAATATGAGAAAAAGTATCTAGTAACGTAATGAACTACAAGTTTATACCAGATAAGTACCAACTATGTAAAAATGTAACTTGGGAAGATGTAATCAATAAAATGGATGTGGAGATCTACAATCAATCACACAAATTGATTGTAGACTATGGAATCGCTCCAACAATTATCTTACATGAAGACTATTATCCAGGATCTATTTCATCTGCATTTAACGAAGTCCAGCAAGATCTAAATATTGAAGTTCTTCACATTTATACTTCTCTTGGTAGAAATGCCAAGACTTTTGGTAGACATTGTGATACAATGGATGTAGTAATTGTTCAATCCATAGGGAGAATCTATTACGATTTTGATTGTGGATCTAGGGTAGAACTTAATCCAGGAGATGCACTCCACATTCCGAAAGGAATCTATCATAACCCCATTGTTTTTGAACCTAGAGTTACCCTGAGCTTTTCTTGGACATGACCGCAGACTATAATGATTACATGTTTTATGCACCAATTTATCACTACGCAGTGAGAGATTGGAAGAATAAAAAAACTTCTTTGATGGAATTGTATAACAGGATTGATAGAAACTTAGAAAGAAAAGATGATGACAGTGTGATTACAAATTATCATAAGGATTCACTTTCTATGATAGAAAGTATTTCCGAAATTTTTACTGATGAGATCAATTTGTTTTGTGGTAAAGTTCAATCTCGATTCAAATTAGCCTGTGCATGGTTTGAATTGACTGATAAACATGCTTATCACTCAATGCACAATCATGGATGTACGGGATACAGTTCGGTGTGTTACATCAAATACAATAGTGATGAACATAAACCCACACATTTTATGTCTCCTTTTCCAAACTTTTTAACTGGTCTTCAACTAACTTATACTCCAGAAGTTGATGAAGGCTCAATTATATTTTTTCCATCATATATCAGTCACTTTACTGAACCTAATTTGTCTGATGAGAATAGACTAATCGTATCTTTTAATCTACAATCAGTTTGAGATGATGTACCCCAACACAAGTATTCTTGATCCCGACAATGGCCCTACTGGATTTACCACTCCAGACTTCCAATTTGCTGCTATTCCATTTGGAAAAGAATACATGATCATTGCAGATGGCCAACAACTTGAAGTAGTCAAAACAAGACAACTTGCAGAGATTCGGCTTGAACAATTAAAAAACTCGCATCGGACTCTGAAGAAGGGTACTAAGACCCCTGCACCACCAAAATCACAAAAAAAGGCGAAAACGTCTAGTGGCCGCAAGGGGTCTCAGGGACCAAAGCCAAAGGCCACCAAGGGTTCTACCAAGTCTCCTAAATCTAAGAGTGTGACAGTCAAGAAACCGTACACTCTTCATCCAAATCCATTGATGGATGCACTACTCTAGCTATAGTTCAGAAAAATGTCTATCGAAGAAAAACTCTTATCTTTGGGATTTGCATACAATGCAAAGGGGAATGTTCTATCAAAACGTGTCTTACGAAAAAGTCAAATCCCCATAGGTTGTTTCTTCAAATCCTTAGAAACTGGTGTTGAGTTTTACTCTCAAAATCCAGAAGATGATACTAAGTGGGATCATCTTATTATGACAAGAGATTTTGAAGAAGTTCTACTTGACGAAACTGTTACTGCACAATCAATTCTTGAATTATGACCACAAAAACTAAAATGAAACGAGTTTGTGTTACTCCTCTCTCTAGTAAGGCTAAAAACCGATTCCATAACATTATGGATCAGTTTCATACCTGTACTGTTGAACAAGAGAAGACTATTGATGGAGTTCCACATTTGTTTCTAGTTTCGATGAATGGTCAATACTGTTTCTGGGTTCCGAATAAAGGTAACGAACACTGGAAAGTTGAAAAGTGACAGTCGAACTTTTTCATAAAGCTCCTAATGGTTATCATTATGAACAAGAAAAAGATTTCAAGAGAAATGTTACTGCTATCTGGTTACATCATCATAGGAAGTATGACTTTAATCTTGGAAAACCAGTTAAAACCATCTGGGGATTCTACAATACAAAAACCAGACAATTCCACGCACCAGTTAATAGTCAGACAGTGGGAAGTGTAGTTGAGATTGAAAATACTACCCCATATACGGCTATGCCTATCAAAATAACTCCACTTGAAGCTGCATTTGCATGATTAAAAGTAAGAAAGAACTTATCAGGTATCTTGAAAACTACCATGAATCGAGATGTAGTGATCTTGCATCTGAAGGTAGAGAAAAAGATGCAATGTCCATCTACAGTGAAATTATTGTAGATGAAGAAGATCCAGATTCCTATTTGTTTATTTCCCTCCACAAAGTATTATGAAGTACAAAGTTGATTGGACCTCTCCAACTCAGGGTGTTCGCTCTACTACAGTTGACGCACTGACTTTGAACACGGCTCGAGAACAAGTTGAGTCAATGTATAGGGATCTTAAAGGATTCAAAGTAGTTTGCATTTCTCCTGTTTTCGAGAAAAAGGAATACGAAGAACCTGAGACTTACTCTACATCCAGTCAATCAGATAATCGTAGTTCTGATCCTGATGATTTTAATTTGAGTACGATTGTAGGAACTGCGGGCATTTGTATTGGTGCATTTATCGCACTTATTGGGTTGTTTAGTCTTCCTTCTGGTATCATCGCTCTAGTTATTGGTGGACTCATTGGCTGGGGTGGTATGCAACTCGGCTTCTGGATTAGTGACAGAGGTTGGTGATGGATTACATTACTCCAACGCATCAAGAAATTCTTGACGTATTAAATAGAGTCAACATTCAAATCATTGTTGACAACCATCCTATCTGTGATAGTAAACAGTATGATGGCTTTGTTATGAGTACCAAAGATTCTCGTAATAGTTCTGATCGCACACAATTCTTGTTGTGTGTTGAGGCCATGCAACAGAACTATACTGATTGGATTGGAGAAGTGAATCGCACATTAGCTCATGAAGCTCTTCATGTAGCACAACTATGTAAATCTAAAGATGGTTTATTTTATCCTCTTGGATTTAGGAATGATGTAGAAAAAGAAGCTTTTGCGGTTCAAGAACAACCGAGAGAAGTTCTTCGTATTCTCAAAAAGTATTGTCTTTGACCATTGACAAATACGGACAAAACCCTTACACTATAAAAGTAATTCACAACTTACAATGACACAAAAATTTCTTTACATCGTTGATCATTATGTTCCCTTTCCCTCTAGTGAGTATGGTGGGCTTTGGAATGTAGTTGCTACCGACGATGATGAATGTTTTGAGATGATTGTTGCTGAAGATGATGGCAATTTCAATCAGCCATATTACAATAAACTTCGAGAAAACATTCTTAATTCCCGTACTTTTGCTCTTGCAGAAGATGGTCTAGATTCTTGCGTTGTAGAAAGTTTTACGACATGATAAACTTTACTGAGCACGAATGTGGCATCATCAATGATGCAGTAAGATTTTATCAAATGAACAAAAGTACAACAGGAAGTAAATTGTACTGGGATTGTGATTCTATTCTAAGAAAAGTTTTTCCATACAAAAAACTTGATGGTATAGAACCAGGATACAGATCAGATACATAATTGTTGTTAGTTTTTGAGTTTCTATGTTAGATCCTAGATTCCAAGATCCGGAAAGACAAAAAAGATTAAGACAACAAAAAAGTGATGCTCTTAAGGTCATTATGAGTGAGATGTTGGATAATCCATCCTCAAAGGAAAATCAACAATTAAAAGATGTAATAGAGTTTCTGGATAAAGTAGAATAGTATGTGACGCTTTGAGAACTGTCACAGGGGCTCTTTACAGAGCCCCTTTTTGCATGTATTGTGGCTACATGAAGAACACTCACCTCGAACATCCCGAAGATTCTGTACTTCTCGGTAAGAAGGCTGTGCAGGATACTATCAACTATCTGCGTAACTGCAAAGGTGATTGTAGTGTGAAGTATGATGGTGCTCCTGCCATTGTGTTTGGGACGCATCCTGTCACTAATCAATTCTTTGTAGGGACGAAAAGTGTATTCAATAAGAAGAAAGTTAAGGTTAATTATACTCACGCTGACATCGAAAAGAATCACGGTAATAATTCCAAAGTTGCAGGAATACTTCACACTTGCCTTGAAGTATTGCCTAAGTTGGAGGGTGTTTACCAAGGTGATTTTATTGGGTTTGGTGGTACTAACCGATTCACCCCTAATACTATCACTTATACCTTCAATACCGATAGCGATTCTTTTCGTAATTGTTCTGTGGTCTTTGCTGCTCATACACGGTATTCTGGAGATACGTCATGCGTTGAAGGTTCGGAGAACCCGCTCAACAAACTGAGTGCATCTTTTGATGTTCCTGAGTATCTCAAACACAACTTTATGTCAACTTACTTTGTGAATGGTGATGCACAATTTACCTCCCGTCGTCGTAGGATTGATTACCTTCTTGGCCTTGCAAGTTTGGTTAGCAATTTTGTTAGATACCCTGAAGAAAAAGAAGTAGCAAATCTCAAAGTTGCGATCAATAAGTGCATCCGAGAGAATGTTCCTGTTGATTGTATTGACGGCAATCTTCTCCTGTTGTTCAACCTGTTGACCAAAGCCAAGGATTTGATTGTAGAAGGAATCACCGTCACTGGTGATCAAGTTGATGCAGTGATTGATCTCGGTGTGGATTATGTTGCGTCTGGCCATGAAGGTTATGTTCACTCTAATGATTATGGGACTTTCAAGTTAGTCAACCGTCGTATGTTCTCTTACTTTAACTTCACCAAACCAAAAGGTTGGTAGGGACAGTTGCCTGGCTGTCCACCAGAGGCGCCAGGATCGTTCCTGGCATCGTATCTTAGCTATGTTGAGAGGTTCACCCATGACTCGTCTTGAAATCCAACAGGCACTGTATGAGACTCGCAACAACTATCTCAAAGCAAAAGCTTCGGTAGAGTTCTATCGTAAGGAGATCATGTTCCTCAAGGAATGTGAAGCAAACCTGGACAAACCTGAAGGTTGGTTGTATCAAGAAATGTTCGGAGCTGAAGTATGAAGGTTGAACTCACCGACTATCAGATCAATTTGATTCTTTATTGTCTTGAACAACAAACTTATGAGTTTAGTTGGGACGAAAAGAATGACTACACTGGTATCCTAAGGGCTATTGAGTCTGCTGCTAACTTTGAGTACGATTTCGGGTATTAAAGATGACTAACTTTATGACTTGGGATAAGTTGAAAAAGCAGATGACGATTGAAGCTGTTGAATACTACATCTATCGGATGAAGGAAGACAACTGCAATCAAGCTGCGATTGATGTCTACACAAAGTTTTTGGAGGAACTTGAATCGGAATGACCTACACAATTTCAAAAGAAATTAGAATCCACAATGATCAAGATGGTTGGGAGTATGTATTTACAACCGATGATTATGGAACTGTAAATGTGCAAGATAGTAATGGTCCTACATTTCAAACCATTCACATTCCTAGGGATTGTATTCAACACTTCATTGATGCTTTGGAAGAACTGAAATGAACTATCAATGTCCTCGTTGTCAAGAACGTGTAAAAGATTGGGAAGGTGATGATCCCAAATGTGGTTTTGATGAGAATGGCAACTTTCTAGAAAATAACTGGAATTGTGCTACTCTCAATGCTCTGCGTGAGAGAGCAGAAGAGAACACAGTGTGGAGTAACAATCAACAAAATGTTTCTGTCATTCAAACATATGATGTAGGACATGCTATCCTCTCTTGGTATAAGTGGAGAGGTCAAACTGATGACTTCCGTGATGGTTACTTTGATCGTGGAACTCTAACGTATGCCCAACAGATTCTAGGTGATAGAGAACCTGACAATGGTTTTGATGGTTGGGAAGATTCTATTTTTGATGAGGATGAAGAATGACTAACTCAAATCTCTCTAAGATCCGTCCCAAACTGAGGACAACTGGGCGTGTTTCTGGTAACTTTGGACGAAACAAAGTTGTTAGTGGATCTCCCATAAATGATCTAGGTATTACTAAAGTTGAAGTCGTCAAGTGTGCGACACAAGATGAATATCTTGCACGACTTTGGTACGCATTTGATAACACTGACGATGATAAACTTCGTCTTTTCCTACATCAAGAAATCCGCAAAATCCACATTCAACGAGGTACATGGTGATGAGAAAAAAGTACAACTTCAATAACATGTCTCTTGCAGAGCTTCTGGGAATCTTTGTAGGTATCCTTGCAATCGTGTTTCTCTTTCTCAGTTTTGAAGCTTGGTTGCTTGGACTGATTCTATCTTGGTTTGCAGTTCAACTCACCTTCTGGCAATGTTTCGCTATTGTCTTTCTCATTCAGGCCATTTTGGGCTCTGCAAAGAGCAATAACTGACCTAGTGTGACGGTTGGCGGACTGGACACCAAACCCGCCAACCGCAGCCAGATCCTGTATCTTGGCCATGTTGAGAGATGAATCAAATGCGAATCGACATCCGTTGTCCTGCTGCTCCCTGGGAGAATCACACCACTGATCTAGACAGAGCATACGACATCGCATACAATTTGAGTGAAGAATACCAGTGTGATGTTGACCTCTACTACAACACCACTGGCACACTTTACACCACTGTTTCTGCCTGAACAATGTCAGTATCTATTCTGCGTCCTGAACAACAATTCCTGTTCACACATGAACAGATGGGCTTAATTTATGATCTCTTGAGTGCATATTTGGGAGAGACAAATCATCCTGATGAAGTTGCTCTCACTCAGGAAACTCTAGATGTTATCACCATTCAATCCGTATGATCTATAAAGTATTGATTGAGTTCACAGACAACAACTTTGAAGAAAAAATTATAGCATCTAATGCCTCAGCGGGAACTTTATGCGACAAGATTTTATGTCAAGATCGCATAGGTAAAATCCGATCTGTAGAAGCAAATCCACTTAAATCTTTAGGAGAATAATTATGTTCACATCCTTGACTATATTTGTTGCATGGTTTGCCTTTGGTTACTGTATTGCTGACATTATCACGAATTGGCGTAGTCAAAAACAAATTGATGAGCTCGTCAAAGAGATTGTAAAAGAAGGCGATAAACAATGATCCTCGCTGGATTGATGTGTGGAATCGCAACATTTTATGGTGTTGGTGATGGATTCCACGGCCAAACAACTGCAAGCGGAAAATCATTCAATGCCTATGGTCTGACTGCTGCTCATCCATACTTGAGAATGGGCAGCAAATTACGCATCACAAATCAGGATAACATGAAACAAGTTATCGTGACTGTGAATGATCGTGGACCGTACAGCCATGCGGATATTGATCTTTCGTATGGGGCTTTTAGGAGAATTGCTTCACCTTCACAAGGTAACGCAGTTGTATGTTTTAGGGTGATCGGTTAGTTACAACAATTCATTTTTGATGAATCTGATTGCAGGGGATGACCTAATCCCCTACTGGGGTAAAATTGCAGAAAAATCATTGTTTGCTCAAACTCAGATCCCTTGCCACGACAGGGATCTCAAAGAGAGATCGGTGCGACGCTTTGAGGGTTGGACAGATCAGAGGCAAACCGAGCCAGAGTGTGACAATCCCCAAACCGCACACCAATTCAACCAAAGGTGGCCATGAGGATGTATCTTAGCTATGTTGAGACAAACACACAAACCTCATGACTTTCGTTGACGCACTGATTGCATCGGGTTATGTATTCGATGATGAGAATTATGATGGTTGTTATGTAAAACAAGATTCCGAAGGTTTCATTCATCTTTACCAGGAAAATGTGGATGATGATACTGACACTCTCTGGAATTATGTCAAGATGACTGATGATTTTGATGTGATTCATGAAGTAACTTTTGATCCTAATGTTGACACCATTGTTGAGTGAATCATGAACGACAAAACTAAACTCATTCTCGCATTGATGCAAATTGATAACATCACCAACCTGATGAAAGAGAATGAGTATGAGCACTTTATGGTGTCGCATTTAATTCCTCTCAAAGTAGAAATGGAACGACAATTAACTAACTTGAACCGACCCGAATCTAAATAATTAAAAATTAGATTCAAGATGAAAACCTTTCAAGAGTTCGTTGCTGAAATGGCCTATAAGGGAATGAGTAAAGAGAAAGAAAGTAGGATCAAAAAACAAATGACTGCGGCTAAAAAGTCATCGAAGAAAGCATCACAAGAAGGTGATGATGAGGCTGCAGAGAGACACGATCAAAGGCACAGAGCCCTGCGAGATAGAGTCAAACGCAGCGATCTGCCTTTCTGATGTAGCAATGTGACAGTCTGCGGGCTGTCCACTGATCGTGCCGAAGGGGGCTGTGGCCCTGTATCTTAGCCATGTTGAGAGGAATCACTGATGACTGACCGCAAGTTTCACAACATGAGCGTCGAAGATCGTGAGATGTTTGCTTACAATGCAGCTTACGAGCGTCGTCAACAACAACTCGCTGCAGTTGCTCCTGAGCTGCGTATCAAATACTGCTTCGAGTTTCTGAAAGGTTATGTTGCTGATGGTGATGATCTGATGTCAGCTCGTTGTTACGATGGCATCGCAAAGTACAGCGACAAACTTGACTGGTCTGAGGCACACTACTGATCATGCACATTCCTTTTTTCACCAAGCTTAACATTGGTGTTGATAGTTTCAAGGATGCTCTTTACTGGTGGAATGAGAATGAAATGCCCGCCTTCTGGGTTGAACTGAATAGTGGTTACTATCAGCTACATCCCCAACAATACGCTGAGGTTATGCTGGGGGAAGGTTATGCTGATGTTGTCTACACTAACTGATTCGGAATGACTTACAAAGAACTCCTGCAACAGCTTCAACAACTCACCGAAGATCAGCTCAACTCTGATGTTGCTATCTATGATGAAGGCACCGATGAGTATTATCAACTCAAAGTTGAGTTGGTATTTACTACCGGAGAATGTGATGTTCTTGATCCTGACCATCCTGTAATTCGTTTCTGATGATGTACGCAACCCTAGCTGAGTTTTACCGTTATGTTTATGCCTTCTATGGTCGTGGTGGTGTGTATCCCATGGGCGCAACTTTAGATGAGATTGAATCAGCAACTAAGATTCTCATTCGTGAGCTCACCGCAACAGATAAAGACTTTGTGGGTGATAGCATTGATCGTGAGCTTGTGCGGGACATCCTCATTTCAGAATACGGCTTAGAGTTTCCTGACTAAGTATGTGCCAGTTGGCGGGCTGTCCACCAAATCCGCCAAAGGGGCTCAGGGCCCTGTATCTTAGCCATGTTGAGACAAACAAACGCAATGAGTCAATTCATTTGTATCACTTTCGGTCCTCGCAATGATGATCCTGCACAATTCTGGAATGAGCGTACTTTCTGGGATCGTCAATCACAAGCAGAAAAGTGGGGTCTCAAGTCTCTCTCGATTGCAGGAACTTTCGGTTATGTTGTGATCGAAGATTGTGAAGATTCGTGGGAGATTGTTGATGAGTGCGGAGCACCTGATCATGCTGTGAGTATTTCCTGCGACAGACTTGGCACCTATTCTGTTCAACCTGCACCTAAACTCATTCTGATCTGATGAACAAACAAATGGAAATGATCGACATTCTGCAAGAAGAATGCCGCAAAGATTCTGAACTCCTCGATATGATCATTGAGGAATATGTGATGGGGCTAAATGCTTTTGAAGAAGCAAATCTTGAAGATTTTATTGTCAACAACTTCGGAGATCTTTGATCATGGCTGCTAACAACACTCTCGCACATCTCCGTGATCGTGTGCAGCGTTTGATTGAACAACAGGGAGAAGATGCTCCTGCTGCTGCATTTATCTTTACCAATGCAGATGTATTCATTTGGGATGAAGGTGACGGAGATCAAATGCCTGTAGAACGTCAAATTGCTTCCGACATTCTCAATGAGATTGAGGACTATGATCACATTTACACTGAGGTATTTGATCTGATCGAAGAAGAACTCAAGGCTCGCAATCTTATCGAAAATGACTGAGCACACTGGTTACACTTTCAACCGAGTTAAGTTCACCAAAGATGAGGAAACTTGTCTCTTACGTTTGCTGTTCCAAGCACGAGATTGTGGGAACTGTAATGTTGATGAAGAATGGCTGCCTTTGTGTAATGATCTGATCACAAAGTATTACAACAGCCAGATCAAAGAAGCTCAACCTATCCAAACTCTCTGAAATTATCATGGTCGTTCACTTCTATGAAGGTCAGTCTTACTCTTGGGAGTATTCCAACCGCAGCTATGATGATAGCGGATGCTGGGAGGATTATCTGACTGCCGATGAGTATGAAGATGCTCTAGATCGTAAGCGGTTTGAGCAATCAAATCGAGACTGGTAGGCCAATTCACTGGCTGCACACTAAAGCTGCCGAGTGCAGCCAGAACCTGTATCTTGGCCATGTTGAGAGGAATCGCTCCCCAATGTTTGACGAACTCTGGTCCGAGATTGCTGATGCTCCTGGTGAGATCTTCGACCGTCCGATGACAGCAGAAGAACGAGCTGAGTTTCAGAGAGTCTGTGAAATGTCTGAAGAAGAGTATTACTATTACATGGAAGCTGCCTGAAATGATGAACGATCTCCGTCAACGTTGTATGGATCTCGCCGATGAAATGTCGGCCGAGATCAATGGCAACCTGTTCTATGTTCCCGACGAAGACATAGAGAACTGCCTCAAAGCTCTGACTGAGGATAACATCCAAGATGTCGCAGCTGAACTTGCAAACCTAGCTCACTGGTTTAACTGATCATGAATCTGAACACTCTTGAATTGCTCATTGCTGACTGCTTTGAGTACATCAATGACAACGATCCCAAAGCTGGTGCGTATTGGAGCAACCAACTCTTCACCAAGCAAGGTGACATCAAACGTCATATGATTACTGAGATGACGCTTCAGCGGCTAGAGAACATCGCTGCTGAACTCTGCGACTATCAGGAAGTCTGATTAACACAAACACAACACACACAAAACAATGGAACTGACCAAAGCTTTCCCTCCCGCTGACGATCTGATCATGAAACTGCAAGAGATTGATTACAGCAAACACTTCCACAAATACATGGACATTGTTGAAACTATTGTGGTGTGGATTGCCGCAATCGCTACTATCATCTTCGAGAAGCTGCAGACGATGCGATTCAAAACTCCCGACACGATTGCTGACTACTTCTACTTCAACATCAACATGATTGCTGCTCCTGGTGATGAGATTGTGGGTCTGAGTGTAGGCAATCGTTACATCGGTTTCTATGGCGACTCTCTGAACTGGGGTGTGCTCGACGAGAACGGCTGCCTTTGATTTGAGCGAACAATTAAATTGATTTAATTCTGGCTGCATGGAGTGATCCAACCTACCATGCAGCCAGTTTTAACGCTTTTTCCGGTTTCTGCCGTAGTGGTGGCCATGAGTCTCACCGCTTGCGACTTGAGACTGGCTGGGGGCTGGGTCAGATCCTACCAAACCTGGCCGGTGTGTGACAATCGGGTGGCTGTCCACTGATCCCGCCGAGAGGGCCCGTTAGGCCCTATATTGGCCACATGAGGGAGAGGGAACGACCTCCCCCCACCAAACCATTCTCCGCTCAAACCATGCGTAAGATCGAAACTCTGATGAACCAGGCCATCCAGAAAGAAATCGACTGGAAGCTGGACAACACTGAAGTAATCAGCTGCTCCAACGTTTCTGATGTCTACCTGCATGGCAACCTGATTGCTCGTATCGGTGAAACTTGGATGGAACTGTTTGACGGTGGCTGGCAGACTGCTACCACCAAGTCCCGTCTGAATGCTATTCTCTCTGCACACGGCTGCCCTGGTGAGCGTGTCTTCCAACAGAAAGGCCAGTGGTTCATCACCATCAACGGAGCTAAGGTTCCTTTCTTCTCGGGTATGCGTCTGAACTGATGGCTAGAACCAAAACGCTAACATTCAAGTCACCAAACAAAATGAAAACAATTGGCCTGATCTTTGTGATAGCGTTTCTGATCTTTCCATCAGTTCGCTACACCACTGGGAGCATTCTGCACTCCACTGGTGACTTCATTCAATCCACAGCTGATTGATTACGATGAAGCACACCAACACAGTTCGCATCATTGACCGCCTCGGCTTGTTCCCTGAAACTAGAGGAAAAGCCCGCTACATCTCGGTCAAAACTTATGCTCATGCAATGGAGATTGTCGATGAGCAAAACAAACTTGGCAACACAGCCACACTGATTAACTGGTAACAAATTATGGCTAAAGATTCTACAATGGTTGAAACTGAATACTACGAGCTTCCGCTTGATTTTTATCTGAAGTGTGAGTTCATTGCTGCTCAATTAGAGGTCACAGTTGATTACCTTCTGGAGGAGTTTTACGATGATGGTGAACTCATTGTGCCAAACTTTGTGCAGGAATGAGCAACAATAGGACAGTCTGATGGCTGTCCACTAAATACGCCGCACCCAGCCAGAACTGGTATCTTAGCCATGTTGAGAGATTCAACCGAACCCCAAATGTTCACAATCACCTATCAAGTTCCCTACAACAACTGTGAGTGGCGGACTCAAAGCTTCAAGACTCTCGCTGAAGCAGAGTCGATGATAGCTTTCTACCGCTCCTGTGGTTCACCTGCTAAACTTGTCTGATCATGAAAACTTTAACTCTTCAAGTTACAGACGTTGAGTTTGATTTTGATGATGAAGATTTTACGATTGAAGAGCAACTAGAAGTTATCAGCTCTGTCGTTGGTAACACCTTTGAGGTTGAAGTTGATGATGACGATGATGATGAAGCCATCGCACATTGTCTAGTTGAAGAGGTGACAGATGCCACTGGTTGGTGTGTCTTCTCTCTTAATTTTGTTCACATTCTTAACACTCACTGACATGCGAATCGCTCTTCTGATTGCTACTCTTGCTCTTGGGCTGAAGACTGGTCTTGCTGCTCATGCGACTGTGAATGCTTATCAAGAAGCACAAGCCGAACGGATGTGCCAGATTGATCCAAGCTACTGCGGACTGAAGCAAAAATAGGACAGTTGGATGGCTGTCCACTCAATCCGCCGAACCGACCCGTTTGGCCCTATATTGGCCACATGAAGAACGAAACCGCTCAAATGTCACTTTTCTCCCAAGGCTGGAAAGCTGAAGTCTACTTCGGTAGCGAGTTGACTGCTCATCATATGAACACCCGTTCGGTGTATCGTTTCAAGGAGAATGCCAATGTGAGCATCACTCACTCCGGAAAGTATGCTGAGAATGGAACTGTGGATGTGTTCGCAGTTTCTATTCGTGAGGAGATCAATCCTCGTCACTCTGTGACACAAACTGTTGAGACTTTTGATAACTGGTTGGACGCATACTACTGCGGTGTTCAGTGTGTCAACAATCTGAACAGCGACATTCTCGCTGCTCAATGCTGATCGGTTAGGGTTAGGTGGGACAGTCATCTGGCTGTCCACCAAATCCGCCGAGACCAGCCACCTGATGTATTCTAGCCATGTTGAGAGGAATCCGAACCGAATGAAAGTCTACGCTGTGATCGCTGGAATTGATTACGAAGGCGAAGTGTTTGATACTCTGCGCCTGTTCGATTGCAAGTCTGCCGCAGAAGCATATGAGGCAGAACTTGATGCAAACTATGATTATACCCTGATGGAAGCCCGTGAGGTGATCATGGAATCTGCAATCGCTGCTTGATCATGAAAAACTATCGAGTTCGTGTTGAGACTTATGATGGCTGTGTCACGATTTGGTATGAGAAATCCAAGGCCAAATCCGCAGACAAATTGATTCTCAATCGTGTCTACAATCAGCTCTGTGGGCTGAATGTCAAAGAAATCGAAGTTACTCCTTCCGTCTGAACTTTTCACACTAATTAACACAAACTCATGAATCGCCAAGAACTTCAAGATCAGCTCATTCAGACAATCCTCGATGGTATGGATCTGAAATGTTTGCTTCAAATGTGTTACGATGTGATGGATGAGAATTATGATAAGTATTCGGATGAAGAATTGATTACTGAATGTGAAGAATACTATCCCGAACTTCTAGAGGGCTGATTCGCCATTCGCAAATAGAGAATGAGATGCGCTCTAAAGACACTCAAACTCACCAACACCAACACACTCAAATGATCGCAACTCGTAAAGACTTCTTCATCGCTGTGCTTGATCAGTTTGCTACTAATGGTAACGAACTTCTGCAACTTCTGGATGACATTGTGAACGGCGAATGTGAATGCTATCTTGAAGACTGATTAACTGTTCATTTCTTACACTTTTTCTTCTTTTCTCTCATGACTCTTCAATCTGCAATCGCTCAACTTCGCGCTGCTCGCAACGGCGCTGAAATGCTCCAAGTTCTCGACATGCTCGCACAAGACTCTGTAGGTTACACCTATGCCGAGTCCCCACAAATCGCCAAGGTTCTCGGAGTGCCCACACTTGAAGCTGTAGAGCTCTGATGGTATAATAAAGGGGGCTCACATCCCCCCCTTTTTGTATGACTGATACGGAGAAACTTCTCGAACTTTCAGAGTTAATCAGACAGATCATCTTTGCTCTAGAGATGACACAATACGAAATCTCCGATTCACAACAAAAGAATAATGTTCTAGAACTCTCTGAGATCTATCACCAGAAGATGATTGCTATTCTAACCACATGAAGAAACACCATCTGATTGTTGCTTCAATCATCCCAGCTATCCTACTCACATTCGCAACGATTCGTGATAGCTGCGCAAACCCCGATTATGCCAATTACTTCACAGAATCATGCAAAACAAAGTAGAAAACTGGGTGGACAATCTAACACTCACACAACAACAAAAAGTTTACAACGAGATCGTGGATTATTTCACAAGTGAGGTGATTAAAGAGGTGTTATCAAAGTATGACAATTCTCTTGACATTGAACATCTAAACGTATAAAATAGTAACGTACTTTCATTCACACTTAAGGACACACACTTATGCAAACCATCAACAACAAAGTTACACGTTACAGAGTTACCTTGGACTTTACAGTTGATACATCTAACTGTGTAAGTCCTAAAGAATGGAATTGGGCTTCACTTCTCGAACTCGGTAACAACGAATCAGTCAATGAGGTTTATGTAGAGAACCTCGGAGAATATACCACTCGTAGGAGTAAGTAATGGACCTCACTACCGCTC